TCTGTAAATGGTTTAACAATATGATCTCCAATCCATTTAGCAAAATCACCAATGACTGCTTTTATTTTTTCTTTATCAAATAAACCGAATGTTAAGAAGTCAACAATGCCAGCAAGCCCAGTCATAAGTGCTGCACCAATATCTCCTGTTTTTGCAAAGACATCGAATGCTTCAAAAACGCCATCAAATAAACGACCCCAAAACTTCACGAATGGCTCTACAAACCACGTATACATAAATTTGCTGAAGTCTCCGATAATTCCTTTAATCATTTCTTTATCAAATAAACCGAATGTTAGGAAATCAATAATACCAGCAAGCCCAGCTATTAATGCTGCTCCGATATCACCTGTTTTCATATATTCATCAAACCCATCCATAACACCTTCAAACAAGGCACCAATAATCATACCAATTGCAAATACTCTTCCTAGTGCTTTTAGAATTGTTCCTGGATTTAACAGTGATTTAAATGCTTTCATTAAGCCAGTGCCCAAGAAACTCATAATAGTATCTAAGAAACCACCACCAGATGCTTTCGCTGGTTCTGTTTTCTTATCAGCACTATTCTTATTAGCACCACCAGTATTCTCAGCAATTGTTTGGAGAAGATCTAACTCTTGTTGAGTCATCTTCATATTTTCTGCAGCTTCTTCAGCACCTTGAGTTGCTTCAGCAGCAGTAGTGGTAGGAGTTTTACCGAGTTCAGAAACTGCAGGAGTTGGCACCAAGTTACTCATTCCAGAAGTAGCTTTCTTGTCTGCCACTTTTGCTGCTTGAGCAGGAGTCATCTTGGCTGCTCCAGCAGTAGGAACTAAATTGCGATTGACTGGAGTCGGGCTGTAAATATCTGTTGCTCTTTGATATTTACCAAACTCGTCTGCATTTGATTGACGCTTTTCTAATAGTTTAGCAAATTCAGGATTAGATGATTTCAACTGCTCTTCACTTATCTCTGGACCACCATTTGCAGCTGCAGCTTTTATCTTTTCGATTTGTGCTTCAGTTTTCTTTGTTGCTTTAGATGCAGCTTGGGCACCCTCATAATCTTTCTTAAGATCTTTTGTAGAAGCAGTGCTACCAAGTGCTCTTTGTTGCTCAACGAACTTATCACGTTCTAGTGTTTTATTAAATACACCACCAACATTTAAAGCACCAAGAACAGTTTTCTTAAGACCACCACTTGCTATACCGTATTTTTCTTTGATACCTTCTTTTTTGTCAGCCATCTTTTCGCCAAGCGTTTTAAAGGTCTTCATACCTTTTGCCATCTCAGCGATATTCTTTGCTTCTTTATCCCACTCAACTTGAAATTCATCCTGAGTTTTCCAGTAACGACGACTACCTTTGAATTGCTCTTTGGCAACTTTTAACATTTCTTCTTGGATCTTAGAATAGTCTGGTTGAGCAGCAACAGTAGATGTCGTTTCAGCTTTCTTAACTTCTTTAGATAAGTTCAGTAGAGTTTTAATAGAAGTAAGTTCACCAAGAGCCATTGTTTGAGTTTCAAGTAACTTAGCAAAAGCAACATCGTCCCAAGCGACTACTGATTGAGTAATCGTCTGTTGTAGGTTAAACCCTTGCTCAGCTGGTTTTTGTTTTGGTGGACTTTTTCTTTTTGCCATTTTAGTTATCTCTTGTTTGCTTCTATTCGTTGTTTTTCTTCTTCTAAATACTGAATCAACATAGCAACATACACTTCTCGCTCAAACGGTATCATATTTTCAATCTCTGCCAGAGAGTATTTGTGGTACTGCATCAAAGCGAAGTTTAGTTTATAATAGTTCGCCAAGTTTTCATGACAGAGATTCATTAAAAAAAACTTTGCATACCCTCCAAGGTTTTCTTATGATGTAGATTGCAAATTGGACAATCATACTCTACATCTTTTTTAATCCTTGGTAATGTAGCAAAGAAGTTTTGAACCTTAACAAACTGCTCAGAGTTTAGATTATAAAGGAAGTCAAGAAGTTCTTGTTTCTTTTGTTCTTTTGCATAATGAATCTTATCACCTTCGTAGATTAGTTCAATACAATCAGCGACAATATCAAAGATGTTATCAAGATCATCTGAATTGGTCTTTTCCAATTTAGTCATAATCTCAATAGTAGGATATTTCATCATAATACCAACTTCACCAAACAAGTCAATCTTGTTAGTGTGACCTTCTGGTGTTTCTACTTCAATCTTAGTAAGATCAATTGAGATCTTTACTCTTGCTTTATCATTTTGTTCACCATGATCAACATCGCATGGGAAGAACAATTCGATAATCTCACCAACAGACTTTGCTCGAATTTGAGTAAAGATATACTCAAGGTCAAACGTAGAAAGAGAATCTGGATCTACCTTATCTAAGATACAAGATCTAATTACGTCTTTTAAAGTATCAACCATAACAACAATGTCTTCACTTTGTTGCGCAATTAATATTGATTTTTCTTCTTTGACTAAAAATGGGCGATACTTAACACTTTTTTTAGTTGAAGGGATCACCAAGTTGTACGTTGGTGTGCTCATTACTGGTAATGCCATAATTATTCTCCTTTAGACATATTCTTAATTAACTTATTCAACTCAGCTGTGCTACCAACAAAGATAGCGTTATTTGTAACCTTGTCACCTGCACCTTTCTTTGGCGCATCTAGTTTTTGTTTCTGCAGATGTATATCCAATAGTTGTTGGTTAACATCAGCAAGTTGTTTCATAAGGTTGCCCACAACTTCAAAAGCACGTGGGTGTTCAGATTGTTTTGCAACTTCTAACGCATGATATAAAGCATTCTGACCAGTTATTAGAAGTTCACGTAGATTTCCTCTAGTAGTTTCGTAGTCAGTTTCAATTTTACCTTCTGGTGTTTTTACAATTTCACCAGTGGTATTATCAATCACTTCAAGTTCCTTTTGTTGAGGTGTCATATTAAATACCTCAGATAATGTATCATCAATTTTCATATTAGTCGTTACGAGTATTTCTAGTTGGAGGATCGTTAGGATCAAGAGCCACTGATACTTGTGCTGATAACATTGGTCTTGGAACTGGCGCTGGAGCAGGTGTAGGTAAAGTTGGTGTTACATTTACTGCTGACCCTGCAATCTTTTCTTGCGTGCGACCAAAAGCAGCGATACCTAGAACAGCACCCATAGCAAGGTGAAATAAACCAGCACCTTGAAGTGTTAGCGGATTCCATTGCGCCATATTCGCTGTGTGTAATACTGCGTGTAAAATAGACCAAAGTACAGGAAATATGACAAAGTCGCAAGTACACACAACCATGTACATCCAACCCATAGCTGGACGCCATTTCTTTTGCATCCAATCTTCTTCTTTTTTAACTTCTTCTACCATACATTACCTCTTTAAAATACCTGGAATTTTTGTCACAATTTTGGAACCAACTGCACCGATTGCGAAATTCTTTAATCTGTTCACGAACTTAGTTAGAGGATCGTTTTGTACTTTTGTTGCACTTGGAGTTTCGTTAAAAACTGGATTATACTTATTATTATATCCAGGAATGCCAGTAACAACAGTATCTCCAATAAAAATTGGATTATATGCACTTGGTGTATCGCCTTCAAATTGATATGGGTAGAAACTACCATCATATTGATCTTCGTTATATGTAGTAGTATATTTACCAACATAATAGTATTTGTAAGCAAAATTAACAGATAACTTCATTATGTCTTTTCCAGCATAATCTAATTGTATTGTACCAATACTTTTTGGGAATGCTTCATATAACTTAACACCGTATCTAGAATTGTTTTTTAAATCTTGTACTTCAATTACGATATCGCAAGTATAATTATCGTAATAATTAAAATTTCTAGTACCTGGATTTTGTATTGATGTTATCCAATCATCAAAAAATGTTTTTACTGCCATTGATGTATCAACATAGAATGACATATTAACATCGTCAAACAATCTTTCATATGGCGCTTTTCTAGTTTCACCATAAGTCCTCATATCAGAAGTGTTAAAGTTTGTTCCTGGAATTTGAATTTGGTCGCATAGCATTAATACATCTCGTGATCTTTCTCCACGATTTGATATTAATACAGTGTATCTGTTAGTTCTTGCTAAACCACCAAGTTTTACTAATGATATAAAATCGTTTAATGGAGATTGTGCCATTTATGCTCTTCTTATAATTTTTCTGGAATCTGCCCAGACTTGTTGTTTGGATGCGCCAACAAATCTTTCAACAGGTAATAACATAGCAGTTGCCCAGTCTTCTGAATAGATTTGTCTAAATTGGCTTCTTACATGACCAGATAAATATTGTTTTACGCAGGGCTTGGCAGGAGCAAAACGAGAAACTCCATCAATCAATGCCCAGCTGTATTTGA